AGCGCGATACACTCGAACCCTGGCCGGAAGGCAATTGGGTGGAGGTGGGCGACTTCGTCCGAATGCCAAAATGGGGTGGTGACCGGTGGGAAGTCGTGTACGGCGACCCGAAGCTCGGTGAAACCGCATTGTTCTCGATCTTCAATGACCACGAAGTGATCTCCAAGGTCACGGGTGACCCCTTGAAAGTGAGGGCCTTCCTATGAATCCGACCGAAAAAGCGGAGATGCAGGTCTCCGAAGCTCCAGACGGCTCGGCCATCGTCGAGATGGTAGCGCCGCAGGAGATAAACACCGAGCAGAAGCTCGAGCAAATCGGGGTGCAAAATGGCTTCGAGCGTGCAAACGCCAACACCAATGCGGATTCGGACGACGGTGATGATGGTGATGTCGATCCGGAAAGAGAAGCAATTCGGGCGGCGAGGCGTGAAGAGCGGCACCTTAAAAAGCGCTTGACCAAAGCGAAGATCGAGGAGTCAAGTCACGTCATTAATTCGCTGCGCCGCGAGAACGAGCGAATGGCCGAACGGCTGGCGGTCCTCGAACGAAAGACTGCGGGATCGGACCTTGCGCGACTCGACAAAGCGATCGAGGACTCGCAGGTGCGGATGACGTACGCCAAGATGAAGATCAAAGAGGCGACCGAGCAGGCGGACGGTGCGGGTCTGGCCGAAGCCCAAGAAGCGTGGTACGAGGCGAGGCGGCAAGCGGAAGCGCTCGAGGCGCTGAAGCGTAAAGCGGTGGAATCCGGTCCGAGTTCGAATGTGCCGCAAGCGCCGGATCCGACGCTCAAAAAGCACGCCTCGAATTGGATGGCTCGGAACGACTGGTACGACCCCAACGGGCGGGATATGGACTCGCAGATCACCACCAAGATCGATGAGCAGTTGACCAAAGAGGGCTGGGATCCGAAGACCCCCGATTACTGGGAGGAGCTGGATAATAGATTGACAAAATACCTGCCTCACAGGTACAATTCGTCCAACGATGACCGTTCGTCATCCAATCGGAGACCTCGTTCGGTGGTTACTGGCTCAGGTAGAGAATCAGCACACGGCAATCGCAACGATAGCAATGCAGGGTTCCACTTGTCGCCAGAGCGAGTATTAGCGATCAAAGAAGCGGGTAGGTGGGATAACCTCGCCGAGCGCAAGAAAATGATCCAAAAATACATGGAATATGACCGCATGCACGGAACAAGGAATAACTGAAATGAGAGACGAACGACTCAAAAAGAATCTTTCGGCAGGTGGCCGTGAGTCCCGCGCAGTGCAGGACGGAAGACAGTCAGCTGACGAGAGCTTGGCAAGCAGCCGCGAACGTCGTAGGATGTTCAGAGACGAGTGGATTCAAGAATCCCTCCCCAAACCACCCGGAATTCCGGGATTTCATCTGTGTTGGCTATCCTCCACCAACGGCTACGATCCAATCCACAAGCGATTGCGGATGGGTTACACGCCGGTAAAACCCGAGGAAGTTCCTGGCTTTGAGAATTACCGAGTAAAAGCAGGGGAACACGAAGGCTTTATCGCTTGTAACGAAATGCTACTGTACAAGATCCCGGAAGAGATTTATCAAGGGATCATGGAAGAATTTCACCACTATGCTCCTCAGGACGAAGCGGACAAAATCCGAATTCAGGCTGAGCAGCAATTGGGTCGAGATTCGCGCGGTAGATCTCTCGGCAGTCTCGAAGGTGATGGCATTGCCTCCATGGATGAAGAACGTCCCGTTCCAGTGTTTAACTGACGGATACTTTATTTAGGAGATATCGATGTCTGCAACATCTGCTCCGTTTGGCTTGCGTCCAGCATTTCACCCGTCGGGTCTGGACAGAGCTGCCGCGCTTGCCAACGGTATTCAGGCCGTTTCCACTTCCGGAAACGTTTCTTTAGGTTATGCCACCACCATTCTCAAGGGTCAGCCCGTGAAAATGAACACCGGTGGTTACATCGTGGTCGCTGCCGCTGGTGACGCCTTCTTGGGCGCTTTCGCCGGTGTCGAGTGGACCGATTCTACCGGTCGTCGCCGGGTTTCGAATTACTGGCCAGCCAGTGAATCGTTCCAGGTAGGCTCGGTCGTCGCTTATTATTACCAGGACCCCAACATCGTGTACGAGATTCAGTCTGACGGCACCCTTGCCCAGACCTCGATCGGTGATGAGGCTGACCTGAGCAATACTACGGCGGGTTCCACCACCACGGGTCTCTCGCAGTGCACACTGTCCAACACGCTCGCCGGTTCCGGTAACAACGCACAAATGCGTATTATCGACATCGCGCCGTACCCGGACAATGCCTGGGGCGACAATTTCGTCATCGTACGTGCTCAGATTTCGAAGAGCCAGTACGTTGCCGCTTCTAACGCTATCTAAGGAGGGCTAAGAAATGGCAGCCCCGATGCGCAGTACCGACTTTCGGTCGATAGTCGAGCCTATCCTTAACGAATGCTTCGACGGTATTTACGAGCAACGCAAGGACGAGTGGTCGAGAGTCTTCCGCGAGGAACAAGGCATTCCTCGTAATTACCACGAAGAACCAGTCCTGTACGGATTTGGTGCCGCACCCCAACTGCCTGATGGCACTCCGGTGACCTATCAGCAGGGCGGCGTGCTCTTCCTGAAGCGCTACGTGTACAACGTTTATGGCTTGGCCTTCGCGTTGACCAAAGTGCTCGTGGAAGACGGCGACCACATCCGGATCGGTCAGGTTTACGCCAAGCACCTCGCACAGTCTTTAATCGAGACCAAAGAGACGCTTTCGGCGAACGTGCTTAACCGTGCTTTCAACAGTTCCTACCCAGGTGGTGATGGTGTGTCGCTTATCAACACATCGCACCCGATCGTTAACGGTACCTTTAGTAACCAGTTGACGACCGCTGCAAACCTTTCGCAGACCTCGCTTGAGCAGATGTTGATCCAGGTCCGTCAGGCCGTGGACAACAACGGCAAGAAGATCCGCCTCGTGCCTCGCCAGTTGGTGGTCGCACCCGGTAACGTCTTCCAGGCCGAAGTGTTGCTCAAGTCCGTGCTCCGCGCAGGTACCGCGAACAACGACATCAACCCCGTCAAATCCATTGGATTGCTCGACGAGGGTGCAGCCGTTCTTTCGCGTCTTACCTCCGCTACCGCTTGGTGGGTGCAGACCGATGCTCCGGAAGGCATGAAGCTCATGATGCGTCGTGCGCTTGAGAAGACGATGGAAGGTGACTTCGAAACTGACTCGATGCGCTACAAGGCGACCGAGCGTTACGACGTCGGCTTCACCGATCCTCGGGCGATGTACGGCACTCCTGGCGTCTAAACCGTGGGGGGACTTTGGTTCCCCTCCTTCTAGGAGAGTCTAAATGGCGTACGATAATGAAGTAACCAATATCGCGGGGGTATTGTCCGCGATCACCGCCACATTCGACTATACCAGCACGACCGTGACTATTGGCACTATCCCTGCCGGTGCTCAGATCGTAGATATCAATATTGATATCACTACCGCGTTTAACGCGGCTGGTAACGACGAAGTGACGGTGGGTAAGACTGGATCGGCTGCGGCTTACGTCACTGCGACGAGTGTAGCTTCGGCTGGTCGTGCTTCGGTGGCCACCACCGGTGTGTACAGTGCATGGGCGAACGTTGGGACGAGCGACGTGGATTACGCGACGCTGACCTACGCTTACACCAGCACCGCACCCTCCGCTGGCGCAGGTCGTGTGACGATCGTTTACAAGTCCTTCACATAAGGGGGCATCATGGGCCAATTTAAACCAATGGTCAAAATGATGACTACCGAGCCTTCGGTCATGTTGAAGCTGAAGAGCGGCGGATCCGCCACTCATAAGCGGATGATGAAAGAAGGGGGCGAAATGGGTCACAAGCCCATGGGAAAAGCGATCGGTGGCGCGATGGGCGCTTTAGCGGGTTCTCCCCCTCCGACCACCCCAATGGGAAATCCAGCAGCAGCTAGGGCAATGGCTACTCGCCGTATGGCGAAGATGCCTGCTCCAGCAGCGGCTGCAGTACCCAAAGTAGGACCGGCTCCAGCACCGGCGATGCCAATGGGTCGTCCAATGATGCGCAAGAAGGGTGGCGCATTAGAGGCACTCAAGGCACACGCAGGTAAGCCTGCATCGAAAGCTCACAAGGGTCTCAAGACTGGCGGTATCGCGAAGTCTACGAAGCCCGGGGAGTATGCGACAGGTGGTGTAGTAGACGGTCAAGGTGGCTTTAAAAACGGCGGGATCATCAAGACGATGACCAAGAAGACGACGAAGGTGGTTGAGGCAAAACCCGACCATAATTCTGCGCCTACTGGTGACGTCAAGATGGGTAACGCCGGTGGCTACAAGAAAGGTGGTGCTGCAAAAAAGCATTTTGCTACGGGGGGCGTAGTTGATTCGGGCCGACCCGTAGCGATGCCGAAAAAGGCTCCTTCTCAACCCGTTGCGATTTCCCAGCTTTCCGGGACTTTCAAGAAGGGTGGTAAGGTAGCTTGTTAATAGTCGGGGGCTTCGGCCCCCACTAATATTTGGGGATTGGTGTGAGAGTTCAAACAGTTTCTAAAACTGGTGTCGGGTCCAGCGACTCTATCGTCATGAATACTAACATCAGCCCATTCAACGTCGGTTTCGGCGTTATAGTCTCGGGCACGGTGAATTATACGGTGCAGCATTCTTTTGATGATCCTTCGGGTACGATAAGTACTTGGTTCAGTCATCCCACGGTAGCGAGTCAAGCGGCGAACGCCGACGGAAATTACGCGTTTCCGGTAACCGCGATTAAGGTCCTCGTCAATTCTGGATCTGGTACTGCGACGCTTAAGTTAATCCAAGCAGGAATTTAATGCCACCCGTAGGTTATTCCGACGTAGCTAATCAGGCGAACACTTCGGACGGGTTTGCCTCGGGGGTTGGTGCACAGAACGTCATTGGCGGTACTGATTTTGGTCTTGATGTGGGCGACGACGGGGTGGTGGACGTTTATGGTGGAACTCCGGTGACCACATTTTACATTCTTGATGAGACGAGTCCTGGCTATGTTCTTCAAGAAGACGACAGCAAAATTGTCTTGGAGGCCTCGTAATGGCTGATCAAAAAATTTCGGCAATGCCGAGTGCAGCTACTTTGACTGGAGCGGAGTTAATCCCCATGGTTCAAAGTGGCGCCAATGTCCAAGCCACGCTCGATGTTCTGAGGCAATATGACGCAAGCTATGGCGGGTTTAGTAGCACGCTGGACCAGACCGGCAGCATTTCTGTTGGGACGGCTATGACCTACAACACGGTCGATATCGCCGACGGGATTACTGTTGCGAGTAACAGCAGGATCACGGTACCCAGGACTGGCATTTATAACCTGCAGTTCAGTGCACAGTTCAAAAACGTCGAGAACACGCAGGAGGATGTAACTATTTGGTTTCGCGTAAATGGCGCGGATCTCGCGAATTCGGCTACTCAGACTACGATCCCAGCTAGGAAAAGTGCAAGCATTTTTGGTTATGGCGTGACGGCCTGGAACATCTTCTTGAGTCTTACTGCTGGCCAATACGTCGAGATCATCTGGCTACCGACGGTGGCTACGCTGACTATGGAGCATTTGCCTGCAAGCGTTTCGCCTGCTTACCCAGCGATCCCATCGGTGATTGCTACTATGGTGCAGGTGTCATAATGCCAGCAAAGTCCAAGGCTCAATTTCGACTAATGAAAGCTGCGGAGCACAACCCCGCGTTCGCCAAAAAAGTCGGAATTTCGCCTTCGACTGCCGCCGAGTATACTTCGTCTAATGTGAAAGGTAAGTCTTATGGCAAGCTTCCTGAAAGAAAGGCTAAGGGAGGTGTTGCACTGGCTGTCGGACGCGGTGAAAAGTTACCGACATCTGAAGGCGCAGGACTCACTGCGAAAGGCCGAGCCAAATACAACCGGGAAACCGGATCGAACCTGAAAGCCCCGCAGCCTCAGGGGGGTTCACGCAAGGATAGTTTCTGTGCTAGAATGTCGGGTGTCGTGAAGAACGCATCGGGTGATGCACCACGAGCCAAGGCAAGTCTCCGCAGGTGGAAATGCCCCGGATGGTAAAGGACTTTCATGACGACTTCGGGTACAGTCGGCACCACAATAGTAACGGTTCAAGAGTTCATAGACGAGGGTGCTCGCAAGTGCGGTAAACTCGCGGAAGAGCTTACCAATGAACAGACTCGATCGGCCAAGCAGAATCTCACCTTTCTGCTCTCGGCGCTGATAAACAAAGGCATTCAGTATTGGGCGATCGACAAGATCGTGATCGGCCTCAAGCCTGACCAGTACCAGTACGAATTACCGTTAGGTTCGAATGACGCGCTCAACGTGCTTTACCGCACGATGAATCGACCCTCGGGTACATACGCGACTTCGGCGGGTGGGACAGTGGCTTTTGCTTTTGATAGTGATACAAGTACTTACTGCCAGCAAACGTCGACGAATGGTAACATCTCGGTTCAGTACGGGTCGGGGAACCCCCAGTACATAGGCTCCATTGGACTTCTCCCTTATGTTTCAGGGGGTGGTGATGCGGTTTGGACGCTGATCCTTGAATACTCGAACGATCTCGGAGTGACTTGGAATACGCTCGAAGACCTGGGGACCGTGACCGTCACCGATAATCAGTGGCTCTGGACCGATATAGATCCAGGGCAGGATGTCACCGGATACCGCGTCCGGGCCTCCG